TTAGATGTGTTTCATTAATAAAAAATCGTTCTACCCTTATTATTGCTGAAACACATCCCTTTTATCTGCTTTTTCAGCCTACTTTTCCCATTACCAACCAGCACCTTCCCTTTTATCGCAAAACAAGGTTTCAATGCTGATTTTATCCGTATCATTCGTATATAAATTCGGCGTATCTTGTTCAAATATCGGCTCTGCAAACGTTAACGCTAATGCATCTCCCCAATCCGGAGAACGTCCTAACCGGCGTTTTAAACTTTCTTTTTCTTCCAACTGTAATCGTCCCAACCGATCGTATTTTTTATTCACATCACATAAATCATCCGTAATAGCTGTATCATTCGGCAAATAAACAGGACTCGTTCCCGTCAACCATTGACGAATACCGTCCCACATTTCTGCCCGTTTATTCACGTATCTGTCTGATTGAATGGCTTTTTCCCCAAACGATATACCCCGAACAACTTCCCGAAATCCTCTGTCCGTTAAAATATCATACACACCGGCACCCTGTCCGCCAATATCCAAAAAAATGCGATATGGTTGATATTGCTGAATGTAATGCGTGACAATATTTGCCACTTCTACCGTATCTTTTTTCCGATAGGCTTCAAACCGTTCACATATACGCCCCCGCCTGAAACAAAAAACAGTTTCATCATCCCCAAAACGGGCAATGTCCAATCCGATAATCAACGAACCGGATGTTTCAATCAGATGACCCGATTGAGCCTTTTTAACGGACTGCAAATCTATCAGCTTATTATTTCCGTTTAAAATGGGTTCACCTAACCAAATGTGTGCATAATCCGTCGGATTTTTCTCTCGACACTTATCGGCTAAATCTTTCATTTCCTGCGGACAAAAGGGGTTATCTGTATAATTAACCTTTTGAACCAGCGTATTTTCATCCGGTTGTACTGCCACCGCTACCCATAAAGGATCATTTTCCTGTTCTCGATTCATGGATATCCAAATTTCGGAATTCGGCTTACGAATGGTCGGTTCTAATATATCCCATGATTTTTTGGTAATGGTTTGTGCTTCTTCAATCCAAGCAATATCTGCTCCCTCCAATGATTTTATTTTTTGCGGATCCTGATCTCGCAAACCTTTAAATACAAAAACTGTTCCGGTCACTTTATTTTCAATTTTTGTATCAGTCACTTTATAATCACTTAACTGATAATACGAAATACGATCAGATAACAATTTATGAACAGAATCCCGAATGGATCCCTGAATCTCCCTTAAACAGACAATAAATAATTTTTTCATCCGCCCTAAAATCAGTAAACTATCGGCAAAAGCATAAGATTTTCCCCCTGCCCGTCCGCCGTAATAAAATTTAATGCGTTTTTTCTGACTTAACAACGGACGAAAAACCGCCGGTATGCACACCTTGATTTTTGGCATAAAAAAACTCCTTAAACATATTCTACCGTAAATGGCAAACTATTTTCCTCTGTCGAATGATTATTATCTGCTGTTGCATTGCCGAATGATGTTCGATATTCCGTTTTATCAACCTCAATAAATTCAACCAACAACTGCGGTAAATTTTCAAATCCTTTTTCTTTATCCTTTTTATCCGTATATAATCCAAACAGTTTTCCTTTTAATTCCTCCGACTTTAACGCTGCCGTAAAATCGGGTTTGGGTGCCATGGATAAAGCAGTTTCCTGAATATCACATAATTTTGAAAAACTGTCTGCAATCGTATATGAAAAAAGGGTCGGTTCATCCTGTGTGACAGAACAAACATCTGTTTGTTTTTGCTTTGTACACTGAATTTGTTCAGCGGAAAGCATTTCTGCTTTCCGCTGAGATGGCAATACATCCTGTTCGGAAAAAACAGAAACCTTTTTTTCCTGAACTGATTGCAAATTTCGTTCAACGGAAGTTTTTTGAGGCTTTCGCTGAACAGACGAAACAATTTCAGATGAATGATTTTGCTTTTTGAGCTTATTTTCAACTGAATGTATCCGATTATTTAATTGATGACATTCCGGCATATCCGTTGCCGACACATCCTCCGTCGTTATCGGATAAAACGCCGGTTTCGTTTGCTGTACAATCATCATTTTCACTCCTTTTATGGTATCATAACGGACAATAACTCAGTTAACGCCGTTGTATCGGCTACTACACCTAACGCCGCTAAAATACCCGTTACGATAAATGTTATCATTTTCTTTTTGTTTGTTTTTAAAAATAATAATAGTCTGTCTTTCATGTTAATACTCCTTTCCTGTTTTCATAATTAACGATAATACCTCTGCCCGATGCCCCACCTGTGCTGCCCAACGACTGGATAACATTTCTTTCGAAGCGGTCAGATAATCCCCTATCGTTAACGCTTTTATCAATTTGCGGAATCCCAAAAATCCCGCAAATCCTAAATTAAAAACCATTTCCACAATCACGCCTTTTCGAATATTATCCAGTTTTTCATACCAAATAAACGCATCCGAACAATTTTTTTCGGCCGATTGCAAATCGTTTTCCAACAAATACTCAGCTTCCGTTTCTGTTATACCAACATCAGTTAAATTACGCCCAATGCCAATTGTCAGTCGTCCAGCCGGACAATGATACGGTTTAAGACGCATCCCTTCATGTCGTTTAATCCGCTTTTTTAAAGCCGGTGTAATAATGCTCATTTCGTTTAACCTCCTGTATGATAAGTGTTTTTAACTCATCAATTTTTGTTTCTACCCGCACGATATCATCTCGCAGGGCATACTGTGCTGAATCTTTGGCAACCCGCAACTCAAAAATTGATACCTCTTTTTTCACTTCATTGATTTGACCCAACAAATAAAAAACAAGCGGAATTAAAAAACCGGTCACCGTTTTATGCAGAACTTCATAAAATCTATCCATAGATTTTGGCATTTTTCTTCTCCTGTCCATTTTCCGCTCCCTAAACGTTTTCCCCCGAAAAAACATCTTTTCGGGGGAAGTTAACGGTTTTTATTCGGTTAAACAAAGCTGTTCCAAAATGTATCAGACACTGGCACGCCCTGTAAAATACGCGCATTGCGTTGATCAGGGGTTAAAGAAGAATCAGCTCCCAAAGCAGCTTCTTGAAAAGCATACAATTCATCTTGTGTTTTAAACGGCATCATATGCATGCTTTGAGTTTCAACCGATGATGTTTGTCCGCTTGATTTTTGTGTTTCGGAGGAATAATTATTTGTTGTATGCATTCCACCTAAACCGACAGGGGAAGTCGATAGCATATTTTCAACCGTAGGAGCAGATGATGTTCCTGTTGACACAAATGCATTATCAACTGTTCCACTCATCGTTGAGGTATTTATTTCACTACTTACCGGATTGGAAGCATTTAATGTATCACTTACTGTATCCATACTCATCGGCCCCGTTTCAGATGTGGACATAAACGATTGCATAGGTATTGTTTTTTCATTTACGATATCCGATTGCGGAAAAGAAAACGCATTTTGTCGATATGACGTATTCAAATCTGTCGGATTAGCCACATCCGATGTATCAAAATTCATGCCGGAAGGAACTGTCATATCTGTTCCAACAGCCGAAAAATCCACCGGTGTACGTTGAGGAGAAACAAAAACATTTTGACCAACATTCATCAAGTTTGAAGATGAAAAATTATCTTCATTCACTGGATTAGAAATGTCATTTATTTGATTGTTTTTGTTAAAATAATCATATCTATCAAACATTGTTGAAGATTTTTGATTTTCTTGCTGTACAGCATTACTTTGAACACCTTTCGGATATAAGACAGACATAATTTCTTGCGGAGCGAAACCAGCCTCAGTCAATCGATTCCACTCTTTATCTTTTGCACTCATTTGCGTACGGGATGTATTTACCCGACTATTGATTGAAGATCCATTAGACGGCATCATCCGAGAACGATCGGTACCTGATTGAGTTGTGCCGTTAACTGTATATCCATTCATTTGAGAAAGACCAGATGGACGGATGTTAAAATACGGCTCATAAATGGTATTTGCAGCCGGATTTTGCAAATATTGTCGCCGAACATCGTTTTCTGCCTGTTGACGAGATAAACTATCTGCTGTTGACTGCTGTTTCAAAACTGTATTTTTCAACTCCATACCATTTCGTAAACCATTTATCGCCGCATTCGGCAATGAGGCAATCCCCGTTAAATCCAATGCTTTCGGAGCATGACGATTAACGTTTAAAATATCATTAACATAATTAAAATTTGTCATTTTAACCTTCCTTTTTTTAAATTAATGTTAAGCATTAATAATTCTATTTAATTTATTGATTAAAAATAAATAATATCAAATGCAGATACACTTAAATTACAGAAAAAAAACACTCTGATATACTGCATTATTTGAGGTTAACACCGATTAACCGTTTGAAGCAGTTTTACCCATTTGAGAATAACCATAAGCGGTTGTCGCTGCATTTAAAGCCCCACCCAACACGCCAAACATATTGTTTAAGCTTTGCTGTTTTGCCGATGCCTGTTGTTGTGCAACACCCTGTTGAACAGCATAGATATTTGCTTGATTTTGATACCCCGTTGGGCTATTTTGCAAGAGTGCATTCATCTGATTAATTGCCGTTTGATAAGCCGTATTTGTAAAATTACCGGCTGCAATGGCATCATTTAGGGATTGCGTATAAGCATCCTGACCTGCAATAACGCTCTTGTAAGTCGCTTGATTAATGGAATCATTTTGTTCTTGCATTAAATTATTAACGGCTGTTTGATAAGCCTGTGAACCAACCGACAATCCCTGATTAGCCAAACGGGTTTCCAAATCAGCCATTTGTTGTTGATGTTGCGGGATTAAGCGATCCATATATGATTGATATGTTGCATTTTCCATCCGCTGACGGGCTTCATCAGAAGCCGAAACGGCAGAAACCAGCCCTTGATTAGATAAATCAGAAGCCAACTGATACGCTTCCTGAGCCATTAAGTTGTTTGTTTTATCGGCTGTTGACGTATCATAAGACTTTAAATAAGATAAATAATTCTCTCCGGCAGAGGTATCAACTTTAACATTTGTACCTAAGACCGAACCAATTGCTTTACTCATATTTTTTTCTCCTTTTTTAAAAAATTTAAATTTATTTTTGACACACTTGAAATTTGAATAAAAATTGATTGAACAAATCATTCAGATACATTATTCGTATCTGTTTTGACATTTTTTTATTACTTTAAAATACTTTTTACGCCCCCAAAAACGATAAAACAAGTCTCGGACAACGAACAAAAGCAAAACTTATAGTAAAACTATATATCTGAACTTATAGTAAAACTATATTATACAAATTGATTTTCATTTTTGAGCATTGAAAAAACAAGGCAATCCGTTCCGTCATCTTCAATTTGACGAAATCGTCCCTCCTCTACAAAGCCAAGCCGACGAACCAACGACAATGATTTTTTATTGTCTGCCCGAACAATAATTCCTATTCTGCGAAAATGAAAATCTTCAAACGCAACCCGAAAAATTGTCCGTAAAAAACGCCGTTGACACCAATGTTTATCTACTGTATAAATTGTCCACCAAACATCCCGACCGGCATAGCCATCATGAAACAATAACGACCCGACCAAACGCCCCTGCCAAAAGAATGCTAAAGCCGTCAATATCCGAATTTCAGAAGGCTTTATCCCCAATCCGGCACAAGCCCAAGGAACGGTTAATAAATCTTTATCCCATATCACATCACTCATTCCCGATTGACTGGAAGATAATATATCTGTTTTTATTGACATTTTTATTTCCTTTCTTAAAAAAACAACTCAATTTTATACATAACGACGAATTGAAAATCCTCAAACACATAGTAAAACTATATATCATTGTTTGTCATCGCTATCGTCATCCGGAGTCTCGTATAGAACCGGCACAAACACGCTGCCATTTCGTGACGAGATTTCGGACAAAATGATGCCCCCCCTTTACACTCATCGTCATCTGAACTTGTTTCAGATTCTCGGGACGGTGTGGCACGAATGGTGTGCCATTGTTGTGACAAGACTCCGGACCAAGTCCGGAGTGACGAAAAACATTAAAAATGATTGAAATAACAACAAATATTTACACTTACCGTCATTCTGGATTTAGTCCGGAATCTCGGGTAGAATTGGCACAAACATTCTGCCATTATTGTAACCAAATCCTTGAAATAAATTCAGAGCAATGCGGGATATATAATAAGAAAAACAACAATCAAAACAAAAAGCAATAACCAAGCTTCATCTTTAACATTATTGATGTAAAATACATGCCTGCCCATTTTCATCCCAATGAAAATTTTGAGATAGGCACCAATCTTTGCTAACTATTATATCCGAACAATCATTATCGCAATACTTAATTACCAAACCTGATTGACAATATCCAAAATCCAAACATGTGTCTGATGAATTCTCCGGTAACCAATTAAATATCGGCAAAAAGCAAACACTTAAAAATATCAAAATCCATATAAGCCCCATCCCTACCGAAAAGAACAAAGAAATACAAAAAAATAAACGTCTAAAAACACCATTTATAGATGTATAATTTAAAGAATACGAAAACAGTTGTTTAGATAAACAAATCCAAAAAACACTCATTAATTGTACCCAAATCCATACGATAACCGAAATATATTCCCCTAAACCAATTATTAAAAATAATAAATTAACGATAAAAAAACTTATCCATATCGGCTTTAAAAACCATAAACTTCGGTATTTTATCACTTGCCGTGATAATACAATATCCAGTAGGCAAAACATCAAGACATATAAACATAAGCCACCGAAAAAAATTATCCAAATCGGAACAGATAACAACAAACATCCGATACAAAATAAAAATAATACGATTGTAAAAAGTGCAAAGATAACCTTGTAACTAATTAAGCAACACGATTTAGTCATTCTTAAAAAAGAATGATAAACATGATACTGCCATCCTAAAAAAACAAGAAAACAAACAACACAAAATAAAAACATCTTGGCACTCCTAATACACTTATTACACGAGATTCATATAACAAAATGCATCTATAAACAAGAAAATTTTACATCATAAACAAATTATTTACGATACCATTTATAAACATCTATCGGATTATAACTTTCCGGTTTGTAATCTTGGCAAGCCTCTTCGGCTGACTGATGCCAATTAGTCATCCCTTTTAATATTCCAACAGAATTAACAGAAAGATCATTTACAGCATCTTTTAAAGCCGAATAGATATCTCCTTTTTTTGTATTTTTAATTAAATCCATCATCTCACGAGATACACCTAACAGCAATCCAGTTCCCCCCCCTAACGATCCTCGTTTTGCAGCATTATAATTAGCTATACAATGTACATAATTATCCATTGTTTTTCCTGATTCTCTTGTCTCCGGATTACTTCTTAAATTTGCATTTTGCATATTAATGTAACTTTCTCCGAAATCTCTTAATGCTCCAAAAATTTGATTATTTGGATGTGGGGAATCGAACTTTCCTGTTGTATACTTCACATATTCAGTAAGGGGAAAATGAACTAATTTTCTTTTATCAGGACGCATAATTGGATATGCGTTTGAATAATTTTCCTTTGTTTTTAAATTTGTATTAATATCTATTGTATTCTGTGTTTGAGCAGTGGTATCAAGATAAGATTGTTCAGTCGACATATTCGGTGTAAAATAATTATTGATTGTGTTAGAAAATGATGAATTATCCGGCTGAAATGATGATGTGCCAAACGGATTTGCCGAACCACTTGAACTTGTACCTAATATTGATGATATTGTTTGAGGCGTATCAAACAAAGACATTGTGTTATTTGTTGATGAAACAGAATTGAAGCCCCAATTATCCGTTTGCGTGGAATTTGTCCCCAAACCATCCGTTTGAAATGTATCAAATGTTCCCGATAAAACCGAATCGGCAACACTTGTTTGTGTTGCCTCATTACTTCCCGTATTTGTTGTCTTTTGAAACGCACTACTCCATAGCGGATTCGGCTCCTCTGCCGAATTAACATTAATAATATTCTTTTCCGTTATTGGCAGATATGATTTATCTCCGTTAGACTGGATATAATAATATGGGCTTTCCCCCGGTTGCGGATTTTGTCTTTTGACTGGGGTCTTCCCGTTTCTGATATCATTTAAGATATCGTAAGTTGATAAATCTGTCATTTTGATTTCCTTTCTTGTTAAAATTAAACAAATATTGATATTTTTAATGGTCCAAACATATAGCAAAACTATAAAATTCCGGTTCCCTGTTCATAGCGAACACCTGTTTCATACCAATCAATCAGGGTTCCTTTTGTTTTGGTTTTAAATACCAAACTCAATTTAAAACCGGTTGCATTGCAACCAATCCACTGCGACCGAATACGACCTTTCAACGTTGCCCAAAGTGTCCCGCTTTTATCTTTTAATGAGGACCATTTAACCTGATTCCACAAAACCGTTTTCTGATCACCGACCGATAAAGCATTTTTACGTTCAACCGATTGATAATCCGTATTCCAGTAAACCGTTAAAGCATAAGGCAATGATGATTTTGTTCGGGGATTCATCAACTGTGCTTTTTTTAAGTACGGACTACCCAAATCACTGAATGCCTGTTCCACAACTCCGACAATCGGTTGCCCGTCATCACTATACCCCTCATCAAACAGCATAACTCCATTATCTGTTCCAAAATAAAGCCGTGTTTGAAAAACCGTCCAACAATAAGAACGAATACCCGTAAACCGACACCATGCTCCAGTTGTAGTATTCACAACATGTTGTTCAAATTGCTGTGCAACCGGCACATTAAACAAGGCATATCCGCCCCGACTGTATATAATCCCCTGCCAACCGTCCTTTGCCCGATTGGACCGAATACGATCTTGCACCAGCTCCCTGATTTTATCGCTGAATGCAATACGGGTATCGGTAGCGTTTTGCAAGGATAATGCTTTGGATAACGGTAAATATCCGGCTTCGCACAAAACAATCAAATCGCCTTGATATGGCAATAGACAATCATACCCAAGCGGTCGGCTGATTTGATACACACCCCGTAAAATCCAACCATCTGCACTGCTTGGATTTGTTCCACTATAAACAAGAACTTCCCCTTCCGATGTGATAAAAACAGTTAAATCATCCAATCCCTGACCACCGTCCTGTGTCCAACAACCAACGGCAACCAGATGCCCCCCTTTTGTAGCAACGGTACTAAAATCAAACGGAATTAATGTTCCCTGAACTTCGGCAACACCACTTGTGTACCAAACGGTTAAACTACCTTTTTCAACAAACCACAGGCGTTGTTTTGAAACACCAACCTGCACAAGCTTGGTTAAATTTAAATTGTCACCCGAAAAAGACACATCTTCCCAAGACCCGACCGAAACACCCGTTTCATCCGGCACATACGTTTGCGGAACATCAACACCATTGACGGCAAACAACCGATTTTTAAACTGACATGTTTGCCATGTATTACCGGTATATGTTTTTTCCAAATCCCGCACATCCAGAACACTGGTAATATCCCATACCGTACCACCACCAAAAGCAAATAAACGGTCTTTTCCATCCGGTGCATTATATGTCACTAATGTTTTTACTGCACATGACAAGGGTACATATTTACGATATCCTTTTCGCAAAGAAACCTGTGTATTTAACGGCATATAATTATCCATAACAATGGCATCGGTTAACTGCATTTTATCCCGACTATCACGGGCATTTAATCCCCCGCTGGGACACGGCAACACATAGTTGACCGACTTGTTTGTTCGATTAGGCTTTCGTAATAACATGAACACCTCCCAATCCGTTTAAAGACGTATCAAAACAACGGGCTAACGGAATATCTTTTAAACATAACCCATTGCTAAAACGATTTTTCACTTCCTTTGTATATTCGTTAAATTCTTCTTCATATGGCAATCCGTTACGTTTATACCACCGCCAGATAATACCCAACTTAACCAGATATTCATCAAATACAGGAATATCCGTATCTGCCGTTAAGGTTGTTTTTTCAATTTCATCACATGGACAATCCGTTTCGGATGAAACCGCAATAACGCTTGACCGATAATAAAACACAATCCGACAACGTTGTGTGGGCGGTGTTAAAAATCGCAAACAATTATTTTGAATTTTAAACCGCATTTCCGATACACCTACATTAAAAAAACGGTCATTCATCCATTGTTCGGGCGTAATGGACCCGATAATCCGTTCGGACGTATCCCGCACATATACCGTATTGTTCATCAATGAATAAAAATCAGGACAAACATCCCGTAATCGATAGATTGACTTATTAGGCGTAACGGTTAAAGAGCCCTCTTTGGTTAACTCCTGCCAATCACCATAACGCCGTAAACTTTCCAACGTATCTTTGGCAATGCTTAAAAAAATGGCGGATTGTTGATTATCCGTATCAAACAATGTATCCGGTTTTTGTGTTGCAACCAGTGAAGCAACATCCTGACAAATTTCTAAAATCGTACTCATCTTTATTTTCTCCGTAAAAAAAGAGCGTTGTATGCTTTAAACACAATAACGCCCGTTAAAAATTAAAATAAAAAGTGCCGACAAAGAAATTTTGCGACACCTGTTTTTTTCTGTTGCAATTCAGAAAATTACCTGATAGAATTTTGAATAAATCTATCAGGGAGAATGAATGTAATGCCTCGCAAATCATCCAGAAATATTAAACGGGCCTATCAATCGGCTTTTGTCCCATTATCATATCGGTTATTACCGTCAGTGCGTAAACGGTTAAAATCAAAAGATATTGATACAACACCGAATAAACCGTCACATTCTGTTTTAGCTAAGATTTTTCAGATTTTGTTTATCGGCATAACTGTTTTTGATATGTTGTTTTTGGCATTAACATTTTATTTTATTATTGACGTATGGACAAACGGCTTGTCAGCCGGGGTAAAATGGGGTTGTTATACCTGCGGATGGGATTGGCATTGTTTAAAAGAATTTTATTTGTATAATGGTTTGTTTTTAGGGATATGCTTGCCTGCGATTGTCTTGTCAATTTATATTTATCGCAAAAATCCAAACTGGGCTTGGGCATTGATTTTAATTCCCGTTGTTTGGCGAATATGGGAATATGCATACGATCAAAACATTTTGATTCCGCTAATTTCCAACATTGATAAACCATTATTTTACCCGACATTTTTCGGATTATATTAAAGTTTATAAATAACCGGCAAGATCATAGAAACATTTATTCTTGACCATGTGGCTTTTCCTCTATCATTAATGTTTTTCCGGAAAAAGAATCTTCTAATTTATCCTGTCCTGAATATCGCATTTCTACAAGCCTGTATGTTTTACCCTTCCACTCTATTGTTTCATCCAATATCTCAAAACTCAAATAATTTTGAAATGCCTTAATCGGAGCATCACAACTGGGCGTTTTCATACAGTCTTGCCATGTTCGACAATGCAATTTAATGTATCCTATTTCATTTTTTAACAGTTCGCAATTGCCCTTAATAATATTAACATATTCATTCCCATAAGGATTAATCACAGTATCAGGAGTCACCTTTGCATCTCCACTCCTGTATGAATATTCTTTTAACACCTGATTAAACCGTTCATCTACAAAAGTT